ATCCATATGTCCTTTTATACCTTCTACTTCTACAGTTTTCTGTTCAGAGGTAACTTCATGACCAGCCATTTTAACAAAGAATAACACTAGCTCTTCTAATAAATGCCCGTATAAAAATTTAATTAATGTTGATGAGGCTAACTGTTGAGGTACTTGCTCTGCATTTAAATCGTACCAAAGTTGTCGTGAAGGCTTGCCAATGTTAGACATACGTAACGTTGAAGTATCTCTTGGTTGAGGCGTAGCCCAATGTTTTAAAGCAGATGCCATAGCTTTACCAAACTTATCTATGTCTTCATCATTAACTTTTATTTGTTTGTTTTCTGTTAATGGACTTATAGCTTGGTATATATCTTGAACTAAAGTATCAATTGTTTTTTTATTTTTTTTCATCGTAATCCTTAAAAGCTTTTATAACATCACTTGAAAATAATTTTTGTAAATTAACTAAATACATTTTACTAGCTTTGTTATCACCGCCACTAACAGTTTTAAATGTATCTAATTTTTTTACAATAGTTCTAAGAACATCAGTTTTAAATACGAGCGTACAGTATTCATTATCGCCAACACATAAATGATGAAACCAATAGTCTGATTCCGTAGAATTTATTCCGGAAGGTTTGTTCCAACACTCATACTCAATGGCTATGTTTCCTGTGTTCATCCACATACCACGTTCAGATTTAACTTCTATCTTTTTATCTTGTAGCATTTCAGCCACTTTATCTTCTCTGACTTGACCGTATTCTAAATCTAAATCAAATTTTTTTCTATTAGCTTTAGTGGGTTTCACTCCAGTTGTCTCCTATCTTGTATTCACCGTCCATGGGACAACGAAGATTAAAATGTTCTCCGGCTTTTATTATACTCTCTACTGCTAAGTTTCCAACAAAATCTGCTTGAGATTCTTTAACCTCTATCTGCCACTCATCATGAATATTAGCTACAAATTTATAATCAATTGTATTTAATGTTAAAACATCATTCAGTATGACCAATGCTTTCTTCATAATAATAGCACCGGCTCCTTGAATTAAAGTATTAAGTGCAGCATGTTGACTACGTACAAATAATTTTCTACCGTCTAGTCCTTTGAAATATTTTTTTTCCGCAGTTCGTTGCACCTTTGTTGTAAGAGATGCAAATGATGGATTACTACCGAAAAAGCGTTTTCTAAGTTGCCCGCCTCGTGTAGCATTTCCCCCAACAATTTGTCCAATCTTTTCATTTCCTGCTCCGTAGCAGAGGGCATAGATAAATACCTTTGCCTCATCTCTTGATTTAAGTCCAGCAAGTTTTTGGTTGTAAGTGTGAATATCTCCTTGTGTAATTTCATAAATGTAATCCTCATCATTCATATAATGGGCAAGCAGCCTTAACTCAAGTTGACTTGCATCTACCCCTACTAATTTATAACCCTCAGCAACTCCCCAAAAACTTCTACATTCTTTTCCATAAGGAGAAGATACGCTTGGTACTTGAGCCATGTTAGGATTCCTATGTGTCATCCGTCCAGTAATAGTGCCATTAGGTATTACATAGCCGTGAACCCTACCGTCATCTTTTAAACTATCAATCCAACTTTCTGTTTGTACAATTCTTTTTTGTAATAGTAGATACTCAAGTATTAATTTTGCTTCCGGTATGTCTTGTATTTTAGAAAGGCTGCCCTCATCTACAATAGGTTGTCCAGTAGGTGTAAATTTTGTAGGCTTCCAACCAAAGTCCTTTAAGTATTCTCCTATCTGTTGTCGAGAACTTAGGTTAAATTCTTTAAGCTCCTGTCTCATAAAAGGTTTCATGTCCCCACTTTCTTTTATCTTTTCATATTCTTCAACACGCAACCCTTGTTTAGATAACTCCCCGTCTTTCTTTAATTTAGGAATAACTTCTTTTATGTCAACCCATTTAGGTTTGAAGGTTGTATGTACTTCATCTTCTAAAGACTGAACTTTTTCTCGTAGTGTTGCAACAAAAATACTAGCTTTTTGGTGGTCAAACTTAAAACCGTTAGCCTCTTGAGTTTTCATAATTTTAAAAACATCATGCTCTAAGTTTTGACTTTCTAGAGAAAACTGAGAACCCTCATTTAATAAATAGTCATAGACAGCAGAGTTTAATCTGACATCATTAGTACAGTACTCTAACATTTCAGGACTATAACTTTCAAACTCTTTGAAGTCTAACTTAGGGTATTGTAATTTATTACCCCACACTTCTAGGCTATGCCCTCCGTCTCTAACAGGATTAAACAAACGAGAAAGGACTAGCGTATCAATAACGGGTATATCTTTTAAATCTACCTCAGTTAATTTCTCTAAGACAGGTATATCAAATCCTATTATATTATGACCAATAAGACATGAAGCACTCTCTAATAAAGCCAGCCCTTCTTTTATTTTTTCAGGAGGAAACTTATATACTTTTGAAGTTTCAATATCTTGACAAACAATACACCAAATTACATTTGCATCTAGCCCGTCTGTTTCAATATCAAAAATTAGTTTCATAATTAAAAGTCATCGTCAGCATTATCTTCTTCACCACCTATGACTTCGTTAAGTCTACCAGTTTCTCTATCATATAGCAACTTCGTTGCCGTACCTACATCACCGGTATACCTAGACTTTAATACTCTCATTTTTGTAGTATTAGATTCTGATTCACTATCGGATTGTTGATTTCTTTCCAATGCAATAACACAGTCTGATAACTGAGCAATACTTTGAGAGCCTCTTAGATGAGAGAGACTAACCTCTATACCGTTCTCATGTCCTTTATTACCGTCAACTCTTCTCAGATGAGATACGAGTATCATACCAACACCAGTCTCTTCTACGATACTTCTTAGGCGTGCCATAATACTATCAATAGCTCTTCGCTCATCACCCTCAGAAGTGGCTACAACCAGCATATGTAAGTGGTCGAGAACTACCCATTTACAACCGCAACCAACAATCATAAATCTAATCTTAGAAAATATTTCTTCGATGTCATTGGTTCCAAAGTGTGCATGTACCCATACTCTATTTTTATTCTTTCCGTCATAAAGAATATCAAAGAACTTATCTAATTCTTCCGGAGAATACTGTTCCCTAATGTGGTCAATGTATAATCTATTGTTAGCTTCAATAGAAAGAATACCGTCAATGGTTCTTCTCCAGTCTTCTTCTAAAGCAATAACGCCCACATTATCAGTGGTGTTTTTAATAAGATGATGTTCTAATTCACGAGTCACACTAGACTTACCAAGTCCTGTACCTCCTGTTAAAGTGACTAGCTCACCTCCTCTCAAGCCTACAAGTTTTTCATTAAGACCTTCCCAAGGATAGGGTATGCTAGGTTTCTTTTCTCTTTTATGAAACTCTTGTCTCTTGTCAGATACATTGATAACACCGGAAGGTGTATAAGTTTTAGCATCCCAAAAAGACTTAACAAATAAAGCGTGTTTGTTTTCTTTTAACATTTCATTGGGGTCTTTGAACCCATTGGGCAATGTCATAATCTTAGACTTACGAGGTGAAAATAATTGAGCAACTTTTTTAGAAGCCTCTTTACCAGCCTTGTCATTATCAAAACAGATTATAATATTTTCATACTGTTCTAAAAACTCTAAACTTTCTTTAACATCCTTGACTGCTCCTTGACATCCTCTTTTGATAGAGACAACATCATACTTAGAACCAAACAATTCATAGGCTGCCATAGCATCGCACTCACCTTCAACCAAAGTAATATACTTACCACCTTTAAAAAGTTGTTCACCGAATAGCCCAGTGCCGTCAGGTGTTCCTCTGAAACTAAAGTTCTTATCTTTTACATAACGAATCTTTAGAGCTACTTGCTCATTTAAATTAAACAAAGGGTATAGATGTTGTACCACTTGCCCCTTACTATCATGAACAACTTTAACACCATACTTTTGTGCAGTGTCTTTTGATATTTTTCTATCAGTTAAAGCACTATATATAGCCCCATGTTCATTACTTAAAGATTGAAAGTTATTTGTTTTTACTGGTGATGCTGATTGCACGTCCGGCTCCTCCTTATAATTTTTAAAATATCCACTACAGCTAAAGCAGTAAGCAGACCCGTCATCGTTTAGAGATACAGCATCACTACTACCACATGATTCACAAGGTAAATGATATTCAACAAACGCCATATGTCCTCCTTAAAAGTGGGCTATTACAATACAAGGCAAGGCAAGGAGGTGCGGAAAAGTGCCTAAAGTAATAGCCCTTAATATTAGTAAGACCCTCCTGTCTTACATATTAAACTAATCAGAATCTAGTGATTCATCTGCAGGCTCTTCAACAACAGCTTCCTCTTGTTTCTTTAAAAGCTCTTCGAGGTTAGCTCTATGTGTCCTGCTCGCAAAATCCAAAGCTTCTATAATAACCTGTAGGTTTCCTACTTTCTGTACTATTACAGTAGCTTCTTGTTTGGCTGACTCATCAGATATTTTATTAACATCGTAAAGAGTATTGCCCTCTTCGTTATTAATTGTAATTATCATAATGAATCCTTAAAAGTCTGCATCGGAATCTAGTTCTTGTCTTTCAACCAAGTCTAAGATTCTAACACCGTCTAGTATATAGTAATTAAATGTACCATAACTATTGGTTAATTGCCAGTAATGAAATTGAATTCTAGCACGAGTACCTGTCCATACAGTAATCTCCCTACCTGATTCAGCATCAACAAAATCAAAGGGCTGTCCGTCAGCATCTTTAACTACTGGAGGACTATTTTTCTTACCGCTTTTAAATGATGTATACCTTTTAAGATATATAGCCTCAGACATATTATCTTCTGAACCTACCATTTTGGTTTTGACACCCATTGTTTTAGCTACCTCTAACTCTTCTTCGCTGTCCGGAAGGATATAGGTTTCCCATATACCGTCCTGTACATACTTAGTGTTAGGAATATTAATAGAAGGATAGACTAAAGTACCTTCCATAACGTACTTTTTAATCTGTCCTTCATCGTTTCTTTCAACTTTTAAATCCATATATTCTCCTCATGAATTGATTAACTATAAATATTATAATAAATTATTTGCGAATGTCAAGCAAAATATCCTTTAAAGTTATAAATTCATTACTTGTTAATTTAACTTCAAAGTTTTCGCCCACTTTGGTCACATTATAACCAACTTTACAACCATAAAACTCATCATAATTTTTATCAACATAATTTAAAAAGTCACGATATTCAGTACGTGTGAGTAATTCAGACTCCGGTTCCCGCCCACTGCCGTCATGTTGCATACGTTCAAAAATATAATTCATTTTTTTTCTCCTTTGTTTTTTATATAAAATTTTACACAGTTTTATGTATTGCTTTTCATCCATGTAAGAATAAGCAATGTGAGATAGGTTAGACATGATTAAAAATATTTATTTAATACTTCAAGTTTATCTTGGTAGTCTGCAATCTTACCAAGCTCTCCTTCAATTGTTTCCAAAGTATCGGGATGTTCAGCAACACCTACTGGATTTTGCATTTGGATTTGTACATTCATTATATGTTTTTGAATTTGTCCCTCCAAAAATGCTATTAAAGATGTCTTTATTTTATCTGACTGTATTATCATGCAACCTCCTGTGTTGTCCACCAAGCAGGCTTAGGTCTATTTTGTTCCCATTTGGCATAGTGTTTTTCGTTAATGCAGTAAT